ACCAAGTAATCTTCCTTGCCAAATCTAGCTCCTTCAACTTTCATTGCGTCGTAACCTTTCTTACTAAGATAACCAGTTACTTGAGTTGCTTTCTTTGGTTTCTTTTTAGTTTCTTTATAATATAAATCGTGTCCTTCACGTTCTGTAATAACTTTAGAATCTTTTGTCATAAATCCTGATATAGTAGATTTGCCTCGTGCGTGTTCATTAGCAGTTTCTTTACTTGATGTCATGTACAATCCATTTCCTCTGCTGTGTCTGTTAGCTCTATAACTTGAATCTGGTAACAGGTCTTGCGGGTTATCGGTTTTTCCGCCTCTGTAATAAACATCATGTTCTTCTGCTTGTCTATCAAACTCTTCTTCGGCTAGCATTTGTGCCATTCCTATAACATTGGTATAAGAAGCCTTCTTTACAGGTTTCTCAGTTTGTTCAGTATCATATTTCTCATATATGGGGATATGAACACCAAATCTTGTTATCCATCCTTTAATTTTTCTACTAACTGCGTTTGCCATAGTTAACTCCTACAACTAACCACTCTACCATGTTTATTATACACTATTTCTTACCGTTGTTAAACTGATATTGACTTAATTCCCATTCCAAGTTCCTTATTACGTCTGGTTCGTTCCAGAAGCTTGCTCTTCTGTCTAGTGTCTGGAATTTAACTGCGTTTATCGTGCTACCACCTAGCAAATAATCTACATGGTCTACCAAGTTTGGACTCACATTTCGCATTCTTAGGTTTGGATACTGTTCTTTGATAAAATACATAAAGAATGCATCTATAAATTTATTTGCTTCTACCATATGCTGCCATTTTTGCTGCTTAATTGCGTAGTTATAAAACCAGTGTAAAAAGTCGTGTATTAAAATATTTGGAATTCTCATGCAAGGAAAACTATACCACATTTTATCGGGTTTTACCACACCTGGTACTTTTTGCTTACAGTAATTACTACAAAATCCATTTACCAGTCCATCGTCGTACTGCTTTGTTCTTTCTGCGAAGTGTTTGCTTAATACAACATCGTCCTGCAAATGCCATGTTCCATAGGTGTCTTTTGGTATTTGTGAAAATGATTTTAGGTAGAACTTTAATGTGCCCATTCTTTCAGCATCGTTGTCTACTATTATATCCTTTGCATTTATACCTTGTTTCTTCATGCTTGGTACTAAGAAATCCTCTACATACCATAATCTGTCTGGGCAAGTGTGTATCACATATTTCATATTAGTCTCCTCCCATTATTATTTCTTCTAGTTTGTTCACCGTTTTCATTATGCACTCTAATTTTCTCACTGCTTCTTCTGTATGGCTATCTATGTCCACAGTGTAATCGTTGATCACTGTGTAATCCTGATTGATAATATTAAGTGGTGTTGCTCTAATCACTTGCCATAATTCCCACGAAATCGCTGAACGTTTAAAGCAGTGTTCCTTGTCATACCTTTTCGTCCGTTCCACACATTCAAAAAATCTCTTAGTGTTAACTACCTTAAATGCAAATGGCTCTCTGCCCTTCTTAATGTATAAGAGACTTAATGGATAAGCACTTGCGAAGTATTCAATATCGTCTGTCTCACATTCCACAATAGTTTTAATTGCGGTTGGTGAATAAAATACATCACCGTAGATATAACATACTGGCGTTGACATTGGATAAAAAGCATTTAGCCAGTGGTACCCTGGTTTACCACAAGAAGGATTGTCGTGTTCTAAAACTGGCACTTCTAAATGTTGGTAATATTGTGTGGGTCCACTAATAGCTATATCTTCTACTCCATTCTCTCTAAGCAATCTTATTGTCCTTGCTACAACCGTCTCTCCACATATTTCTGTTAATGGTATCGGAGGGTCTTTTGCAAAGGCACTTCCTCCACACATGATTATATATTTCATTATGCGTTTCCTTTCCTCTTCCAATAGTCTTCAAGTGCATATCTAGTTGCATCAATTTGATGATTATTTTCATCTGGATATTTGCTTATAAAGTTGCCATCCTTGTCCTGTTCATATTCATATTCTGTAAATTCTTTCCATGTTTCCGGGCATGCTTTTCTGTCTATGTATATGTGATTAAGTCCTTGGAACCATCTCATTGAATACCTTACGCTGTCAGGACCTTTGTCTGCCCCTCGTACAAAGCTACCAAATGCTTTAAAGTCTGCTATACTCTTAGGCTCTGCGCTATCACACGTTAGCAGTTCGTCTTTTCTAAGCAGTTTGTTTTCTTCATACAAATAATCAAATATTTCCTTGTTACGTTTATGCTGAAGTCTTGCTTCTTTGAATATGTACACATCATGATGATTTCTATCATAGTGTATTTTATTAAATGCTGTAGGATCTTTTGCAAAACCCCAGTCAAGTCCATTGTGTATGTTATCAAAAGTATCTATCAATGGTGTTGTGTACATAACATTGCCTTGCGCATCTAGTACATCGTGTGGCTGTGTCATATCCAATTCGTAAACATTAGGAAATACATCTCCACCTGTTCCAATAGGCACTCCCATGTATTCATGTTCGTATGCCCTTGGGTTCTTACGTTTCAAGTCTTCTGCTTCGTATAAGAACTCTTCGCCTAGCCACTCTCTTGGTATCATCGTGTAGTTAGTTCTAAATACTATACTTCTGTTCTTATCACTTTTAAACTCTTCCTCGTCCGCAAATTCGTTTGCCCAATTATTCTTACTTATTGGTGGGTTGAAGCTTCTGAAATCCCAATACTTATCTCCACCACGCTTTGTGGACTGTGTTACTTTACGTAGCTCTTCCGGTCCACTAAATTGGTCTAACTCCTCGAACCATGTAATACCAATGTATCCAAATGGTATCTTAATTGACTTTACTTTCATAGGATCATCAAGTCCCATGAATATTATCTGCTGTCCTGTGGGTTTGTATGTGATTGGTGTTGAGTAGTTTTTTGGTATATGGAAAAACTCTTCTAGTCCTAATTTGTATATTGCCCACACCACCTGCGCGAATATGCTTTTTTGTATCGTGTTACCAACTTTTCTAAAGCATACTGCGTGTATATTTGGATACTGTATTATTAGCAAAGGAATACACTCACTGATGAAGGAGGACTTGATACTTCCTCGTCCTCCTGGTAATGTGTACATGCTATGCTTATGCCTCATTACATCTACGAATAGTGGTTTGTACACCTTTGCTATAACATCTGCCATATTGATATTCACTTTTGGTTGAACATTAGTTCCTATCATGCTTTTAATTTACTCCATGTTTTTTGCCCTACAATGCCATCTACCACTAATCCATTTTTCTCTTGGTAGTTTCTTACTATGTAATCAGTCTCTCCCCCGAACTGTCCATCTAAGCCTAGCTTATAGCCTTTTGCTTTTAACAGTGTTTGAAGTAAATACACTCCTCCTCCGTCGCTACCTTTCTTTACAGTTCTAAGTTTAACCGGTGCATAGTTTTTCAGCACTTCGTAATCCCACATCCACAACTTATTATTCTTTACTGACTTAATAAGTGTCTGTGCGTAATCCGGTGCTGTTGCATATCCATCTTTCTTTACATTTGTGCATGCTTCTTCGTAGTCCTGACAGTTCCTAAGGTTCTCATAACGTGCCATTCTGTTAAACATTGCACTGTGGTCATTTACTGATTCCTGCCAGCTTGGATACTTTCTGAAGTTTTGGTAAACTCTTGTCTTCACGCCATTGTAATATTCTGTTGTTAGCATTGATACTGATTGCTTATTGTAGCTTCCTTTAATACCAAACAAGTTATTTGCTTTCGTTGTCAGCCCACTGTTGCCTCTGTTACTTTCTATCAATGCTTGTGCTGCTGTCAACGACGCCAATATGCCTGACTGTTTCATGTCGTTTATTGCGTACTGTTTAAATTTTTCTAAGAACGTTTGCGTTGTGTATGCCATTTGCTATGTCCTCCAATATCATCTTATCCGCCGGTAGCCATTTCACATTGTCCAATTCATTTAAACTTAGCCATCTGCTTTCCAATGCTTCTACCAATTTAATGTTTCCTTGTAAGATAGTTGCGTAATAACACTTCATAGATAAATGAAAGTCTTCGTAATCATATTCAACTGTCTTTATGAGTCTACCAACTTTCACTGTTACATCTAATTCTTCTTTCATTTCACGCATAAGTGCTTGCTGTGGTGTTTCATTTTTCTCTATTTTGCCACCAGGAAACTCCCACCAACCTTTATATTTGCCATAACCTCTTGATGCGGCAAACACTTTATTTTTATCAACTATCACTGCTGCTACTACGTTCAAATCTCTCCTAACTGCTTAATCAGCTGTACAACTTTATCATATCCGACTGTGCTACCTAAAAATGATAAAAACATAAGTGCTAATGCTGTAATGATAACCTGAGCATTTACTGCTGTTCCTGTGTAGATTACATATCCGATTGCACTAATTGCTGTTAATGCTACCGCTGTTACTGCTGCCAATACATTTGAGCTATAAGTCATGCCTTTCTCGTCTAACAGCTTCTTAATTGCCTGTACTGTTAATGATGTTAATACTGAAATAATTGCTAATGCTGATACTAAAAATTGTCCGTTCATTCTTCTTCCTCCTCTTCTACATTAGGTAATTCAAACCCAATTACATTTGTTGATATAGGTTCCGATACATCTTCCATCTCTTTTCTTAGCTTTGCTATTTCTACATTGTGCTTGCTTACATTCAATGTTGAGTATCCGTTAATGATTTCCAAAGCGGTTACTATAACGCTCTCAAGTTGCTGAAGTATAGGAATTATAATCTCTACACTTAATACTCCAATAAGAATTCCTACCAACATTCCTTTGTAATATAATTCCATAGGCAACTCCTCCTTTATTCTTCGCCGTCTCCAATGTCATATTTCTTTATCTTTACCACATTTTCAAATCCGGCTTTTACTGCGTAACTTACCACCGTTACTTTAAATATATCACTCATATTATCTAATAGAAACTGTATTGCTGTACTGTCTGGATTTATTATTAAAAATATAAGCGTATATATTAAAGTCATGAAAAAGGCAATAGCTACTAATACAACAATCTTTTTGCTGAATTCCCATAGCCATTGCTTTTTGGTAGTTTTATTTTTGGTAGAATTATTTCTGTTTTTGGTGTTTTGCCTAGGGTCTAAATCAACACTTTTCCCCGTCGTTGCCACATTCTGCATTTTCCCCATCATTATCATTTTCCTCCATACCACTCCAATCTAATGATATAGTAACTGTTGCTTGTGACTTGCCTTCCAGCTTATTAGGTATGTCTACAAGTCGTTTTGCCAGTTCGTTGCCAGCTTTAATACGTTCTGATAACGGTGCGTCCAACTCAAACTGATCCTTTACTTCCCCACGCATTACTTTGGTGTAAAACTCCATTACTTCTTCTGCTGTGGCGATACTATTTTTCTTGAATTGCTCGAGTTGGTAGGTTATTTCCTCAGCGATGTAAGGTTTTGTCAAAAGCTCCTGTGCATACTGTCTAGGACTCTTACACTTATATCCTGCCTGTATAACACTCTGCATTCCATTACCAGTTTCAACATATAATTGAATGAATTTTGCTTCTAATGGAGTTAAATTATGTCCTGTATTTGTTTTAGTTCTTATTCTATTTCTATATTCATGTCTTGCAGGTTTATTTGTTTCTAATATAGAATTAGATTTTTTCTTTTTATTTGTATTCTTTTTATTATATTTTCTTTTTGGAGTATTGTTATTTTCCTTGTCCTCCCCGCCGATTTTTTTCATATCAATTCTCCTTTATACTTTCTCTTATTTTATTCCACGTTTCATTATTTGTTGGAAGTGGAATGTTGTTTAATTGATACCAATAATCTCTTAAGAATAGTACTATTTGTATTTGTGATGTACTATGGAATAGTTCTATATATTTTTTCTTCCTTGCTTTGCCGCGAATTGCTTTTTTAATTGTGTATACAGTAATTGTTCTATCCTGTTCCTCACTATAGAACTCTGATGTGTTGTATACCAATTTGTCTGTTACTTTGTTGTTTATGGCAATTTTTAATCTGCGTATCATTGTAGAATTACTATTCATCTATAGTACCTATTCCCCTCCACTGTTTTTATGTAATGTAAATTCTTTTCATGCCAGCTGTTTTTACTGCCTCTATCTGAACGCCAATACAGTGCCCCCTCTGTTTCGTCCCAACCATTCTTTATCATTTCCATTGCTGTATATGTCTCGTCTACCAATTCTACTCTCTTATATATTCCCTTGCTATATACTTCAAATTGGTTCTTTGCTGTTATTACTTCAGTTACATTGTCACCAAAATGTGTACCTACTCTATTAAGTATTGTACGCATTGCCCATAACTGTCCTTTTAATGATGTTCCACTCTCTGCCCGAGCCACTTGCATCAATAGTGTCTCTTCCTGCTGTGTTAGCTGTACCTGTTCTATATCTGTGTCTTCTATAACATCTATTATATCCTGTGTTAATTCTTGTATTTCTAATGTATTTAATTCTGGTATATTTGTTTCAATTACTTCTTCCTCTCCTGCCTTCACCACGCTAGTCGTAAGTAACATCGGACACATTAACAATACCCCAATTCCTATCGATATTACTTTCCTCATATTGCTTCCCTTCTGAATAATTATATTATATGTTATTTGCTTATATTAAACAACTTCATATAATGTTTCTTAGTTTGTAGTTTCTTCAAGCATATTGCCCCATAACCTATTTTCTTTGCCTGTTCATTTTTTAATTTTCTACCACATCTTAAACAATATGCGTATTCTTTAGATTCTTCTGTCATGCAGTACCTCACATTTCAATTCGCGCTCACTCTGCCCCGAATCTGCAACTCTTAAAACTGTTCCACACTCACTATCGTTGCATACATATACCACATCACTATCTGTATATATTTTTCTTAAAGCTCCAGAACAGTTAGGACATATCAACACATCATCTTGAACCATAGTGTCCATTATATTTTCCTCCACTCTTCTTTAACTTCTTTAACGCATTATGCTGCTTGCCCTTCCACATTAAGTTCTCAAATTCTTTTGCGTCTATTATCTCCTGCTTAATTGCGTCATGCTTCTGCTTCCAGTCTATATAAGCTAAGCATTTACCATGGCAACCTACGTACCTGTCTTTGCACACCTTGCATGGTGTCTCGCCTGAATTGTTTGATAGTTTTAATCCTTTTCCATTATTCATCCTAGTATCCTCGCTAACACATAATCCAATACATACCTCTCTTCTATAGTTCCTATCTTCACGCCGTGTACGACGTTACTTAATAATTTTAACATATTTTGCAATTCTGTGTTTGTATATGTATTCAGATGCTTCTTAGCATTCATTATCTGCCATCCAGTTAACCCAGTAGACTTAGTTATATTAGTATTTTTACACGTCTGCACCTGTAAGATTGCTTTGGCATTATTAAATAGCACAGTTAATATAGCAAAGCTTGATTCATTTATTGCTTTACACTGCTCTAATAGATCGAATGTGAGTTTTGTCTTTCTATCTAGTATTGCATCTACCAAATCAAATATGGCATCTTTTGGTGGAGTATATATAGTTCCATCTGCTAATAGTGACTTAAATGATAAATCATATAACTTCTCATCGTCTTCGTTTTCAGCTACACCTGCATCATAACACTTTATCTTATCTATCTCTAACAGGATACGTCCATAATTGCCTTCACATACTTCTATCAACTTGTCACAATTATTATCACTTAGTGTTATTTCCTTCTTTATATATTTCTTTAAATCTACGGGATTTAAGGGATTAAATTCTATTATGCTGTCTTTATACGAAGATGCAAATTTAGTACGCTTATCCAGTTTGGTAATAAGCAAAATCAGTATATTATTGCCGAGTAACTGCTGTAACTTATCTAGGCATTTAAAATCTGTTAATATCTTATTGTCGTCTCGTACGAGATACAAATAGTTATGAGATGTTATGAACTTCTTATTGCCTAATTTAGGTAGAACTTCATACACTGTATCTATATATCTTTTTTCCAGCTTATATCGCTTTACTATTTGATCTATATATATCTTTTGTGCTGCCCATTCCTCACCAGTGAATGCTAAGAAGTTAGGCACCTCGTTCTTCTGTATAAGTTGCTTCAGCGTTGCCTGTTCCATGTTAACTCCTTATATCAAATATCCAATTCGTAAGTATCATATTTTTATTGGCACCTTTTACCTTCATATTGGCAAGTGCTTTGCCAGTAGGTGAAACCATAAATATATAATCTATTGCAAGTGATTTGTCTGTCTCATGTATAGCATTTTTTACGCATCCTTTTATGAACAACTTAAGAAATAGACATACATCATAGCCTTTGCCTTCCTCCTTAATATCTAGCTCGTTTAGTATCTTCAAAGCATTTGCTGTGGATACTGTAGTTATATTATTTACCACCTTATATGCGAAGTTCACCAATTCACAGCCATTATTGGATTTGAAGGTATTTACTTCTCCAGGTGTCTCGCATAATGTAGTTGCCGCTTCAACATCATCGGGATCTAAACCTAATCCTAGTGCATATTCTTCTATTTCTTCCATTGAATATTTATCCATCCACAATGTAAAAGCCCTACTCTTAATAGTAGGTAGTATGCTATCTACATCTATAGCTGTCATTATGAAATATGCTTTATTTGGTGGCTCTTCTGTTACCTTTAGTATGGCATTCTGTGCCGCCTGAGACATATTATCAATATCTGGAACTATATATACCATCGGTGTTTTTTGTTTGTAAGAATTATCTAGCATAGTTCTTATAGTCTCTATCTTAACGTCCGGTAGCATATAGGAATTGCACGTGTTCCCAGATTCTGCTTTCTCACGTTCATTCATGTAGCGTGCCACATCTTGTGCCAATGTTTTTCTACCACTTCCGGCATCACCAACAAGTAATAAAAACCTGGGAACGCAATGCTTATTCGCCATCTCGTATATGAAACTTCTTATATATTTCTGTCCTATCATTATTTATCCTTTCACCCTTTGCTTGCAAGTATTGTCATAACGCATATGAGTATAATTGCGATTAGAATTGGCATCCATAATGGAGCCAATACCCATTTCCAGCTCCAATCTATAATTCTTAAAAGTTTTAATGCTATGAATAATAGTGTTAACATTCCACAGAATCCTAACCCATTGCTTGGATGTGTATCTTTCATTTAATCGTCCTCCCCTACACTAAGCACTGCTGCTGTAACACAAATTATTATAAATACGAGACCACCTACCTCAAAAGGGCTAATTTTTGATAAAATTGATAATAAAGTATTCATATATAGTACCTCCTTAATATGGTGATGCTGATATTGTTAATACTGCGTCTACTCTACGTACCGGTGTCTCTTCTGGTAACTCCACAATCTTGCTGTTAAAGAAATCCAACACCTTAACGTTTGCCGATATCTCTTCCTCTTTGAGTTTCATATACACAATATCAGGCTGTGTTCTAACCTCAAATGTCTCACCGGGTTTAAGATCTTTAAGTGCTTTGGTATACTTTTCTGCTTCTCTTACAATAATCATTTGCTCTCTTCCTCCATCTGTTTTAATATTGTTGTTAACTCTCGCATCAATTTTATAAATAAATTTTCCAATCTCTGGTATCTGTATAGCAAATACAATTCACCAAATGCTAATATTATTATTGCTATCTCCATATCATTCCTCCATGGTAAACAATAACAGTTCTGCTTCCAAATCATACTTTGCAGTCTGCGACCATTTTATTGAAGCATTGAGTTTAACCAAAAT